TGATGGAAGCTGTCCTAGAGCGCGGAAAAGGCGCTGCCGGTGTGCGCCTGGTCCAAGATGCCTTCAACCCCTCCACGATCGCGCTCTACACATCGGTCGGGTTCGATGTCAAAGAGCCCCTGCAGCTGCTGCAAGGCACGCCTCGAAGCAAGCCGGCCGCGGGTTTCACGGTCCGGCCCCTGACGAACGAGGATCTGGATGAATGCGCTGCGCTCTGCAGGAGGGTTCTCGGCTTCGATCGCAAGAACGAACTGCGCGATGCGCCGCGAGTGTCTGCGCCGTTCGTCGTCGAGCGCGATGGCCGCTTGACCGGCTATCTCTCCGCCGCGACGTTCTGGGTCGCAAACCACGGTGTCGCCGAGACGGAAGAGGACATGCGTGCGCTTCTCATGGGGACGGGGGCGGCGAGCAGCGATCCGCTCTCCTTCCTGCTGCCGGTGCGGCAGTCGAGCCTCTTTCGTTGGTGTCTGGATGAAGGCATGCGGGTGGTGAAGCCGATGACGCTCATGGCGATGGGCGAGTATCGGAAACCAGCGGGGGCTTATTTCCCATCGGTGTTTTACTGAGCAGTCCCCCGGCTGGCGATCCGAGCGGGGGCCCGCTACGGCAGGCAGGGCAATCGCATATGGCTCTGCTGTTCCTCCATCGTCATTCCCGCTTTCGAGCGTGTGAAAGACGCGGCGCCCAGTTGAAGGACGCAGGATCGAACGGCCACGCACCCAATTCGCGCTTCCTATGATTTCCTCACATGCTCGAAGGCGGGAATCCACGCCTGCGAGACCGCGGTTGCCCGTGGATGCCCGCCCCCCGCCTTCGCGAGGACAAGCTTCGCGAGCATGACGATAAAAAAGAAGTGCTGTTCGAAATTCCAAATGCGATCGACCTGCTACGGCAGATGCCCGCTAGCGCGGTGAATTTGGCTTTCCGGAACAACGTCCGATCGTGCAATGCTCGACTCAGAATACGACAGCAGTGTTTCTCACTTGACGTAGTAGGAATATTATCCTATAGTGAAAATATAAAGTGCCCCTTCGCCCGATGGCGGCGAGCTCGAAACCGGCGGCAAATCCGAGGCTCCCTCAGCAATGGCAGGCAAACGCGTTTCCGGAAGCAGGGTGACGCGGCGGCCGGCTGCCGTCGCGGACGGTAACGTGCCAAACATGGACTCGGCGGCGCGCCCGCCGGCCCAGCCGGCGATCGCCGCGCTGGCGCGGCGGCATGCCGATGCGGCGCTGGCGGCGCTGATCGAGGTGATGGCCGACCGCAGCGCCTCGCCGGCGGCGCGGATCTCGGCGGCGAGTGCCGTGCTCAACTGGGGCTTCGGTAAGGCGGCGCCGGTGGACGAGGGGGCCGACGGTCCGATGGAGCTGGTGATCCGATGGCTGACGGCGCCGGAGAGGACAAAGTCGCCACGCGGATCGAGGTCGTAATTCCCTATCGGCCGCGGGCCGCCTTCATCGCCTATCACGCGCGCGACCAGCGCTGGGCCGCGATGGTCTGCCACCGGCGCGCCGGCAAGACGGTGGCGGCGGTCAACGAGCTGATCAAGCGGGCACTGACCCGCCCTCTGGCACGGCCGCGCACGGCCTATATCGCGCCGTTGTTCAAGCAGGCGAAGGATCTCGCCTGGGAATATCTGAAGCACTACGGCCTGGTCGTGCCAGGTGCCGTTGCCAATGAGAGCGAGCTCCGGCTCGACTTTCCCAACGGCGGGCGCGTGCGGCTCTACGGCGCGGACAATCCCGACGCGTTACGCGGGATCTATCTCGACGATGTGGTGCTGGACGAATACGCGCAGATGCGGGCGGGGCTGTGGAGCGAGGTGATACGGCCGGCCTTGGCCGACCGCCGCGGCTCCGCAACCTTCATCGGCACGCCGATGGGGCGCAACGCCTTCTGCGAGCTGTGGGAACGCGCGAAGGACGGTCCGGATTGGTTCGCCCTGATGCTGAAGGCGAGCGCGAGCAGCCTGATTCCACCGGAGGAACTCGATGCTGCGCGCGCGGAGATGACGGCCGATCAATATGCGCAGGAGTTCGAATGCTCCTTCGACGCGGCGGTCGCGGGATCCTATTACGGCGCGCTGCTGCAGCAGGCCGAGGCGGAGAAGCGTGTTGCCAACGTGCCCTGGGATCCGGCCCTGCCGGTGCATACGGCCTGGGACCTCGGTATCGGCGATTCGACGGCCATATGGTTCTTTCAGCAGGTCGGGCTCGAGATCCATATAATCGACTACCACGAGAATTCCGGCGTCGGTCTCAGCTATTACGTCGGCGAGCTCGAGCTGCGGCGGGGCAAGGGCTGGGCGTTCGGCGAGCATATCCTGCCGCATGACGCCAAGGCCAAGGAGCTGACCACCGGCAAGACGCGCGAGCAGGCGCTGATCGGCCTGGGGCTGATCCCCCGCATCCTGCCGGCCGAGCCGGTGGAAGACGGGATCAACGCGGTGCGCAACCTGCTGCCGCGCTGCTGGTTCGACGCGACGCGCTGCACGCGCGGCGTCGAGGCGCTGCGGCAGTACCGGCGCGAATACGACGACCGTTTGAAGACCTTCAAGGGAGGGCCGCTGCATGACTGGACGAGCCATGCGGCGGATGCCTTCCGCTACCTCGCGATGGGCCTGCCGGAGCGCGGACCCAGGCAGAAGCCGCTGACCTATATGAAAGGACCGTTCGTATGAGCATTGCGCTTTTGATGCGGATCGAGGTGCTGGAGAAGAAGCTCGAGGCGCTGGAGCAGCGGCTGCTCGAGCGGGACGGGGTGGGGGCCGTCGTGCAGCCGCCGCGCCGGCGTGGACGGCCTAGGAAGGGGGAGTGAACTTTCGGTAAGACCCTCACCCTCCCAAGGCGTCGCCTTGGGCCCCTCCCTCTCCCGCTTCGAAGCGCGGTAGAGGGACATCATAGCGAGGCTTGGGCATGGCGAAGCTGCGGGACGACGAAGTGTTGGCGATTTGCCAGGCGGAGATCGCGGGCTCGCTCGGCTTCCTCAATGGCAAGCTGGCGCAGGGCCGGCTGAAGGCGCTGCAATACTACAACGCCGAGCCATATGGGAACGAGATCGACGGCTCGAGCCAGATCGTCACCACCGAAGTGCGCGATACGGTGGAATCGATCATGCCGAGCCTGATGAAGATCTTCATGTCGGGCGACAAGGTGGCGCAGTTCGACCCGACCGGGCCGGAGGACGAGGCCGTCGCCGAACAGGCGACCGACTACGCGAACTACATCTTCACCAAGGACAATCCGGGTTTCCTGATCCTGGAGACGGCGTTTCGCGACGCACTCATCCAGAAGGTCGGCATCGTCAAACTCTATTGGGATGACGCCGAGGATCTGACCCGCGAAACCTACCAAGGGCTGAGCGAGGATGAACTGCAGCAGCTTGTCAGCCCGGATGAGATCGAGGTCATCGCGCATACGGCCTATGCCGGCACGCTGCTGCAGCCCGATCCCGCCACGGGCGCGGCTCTGCCCGCGCCGGCGACGCTGCATGATGTTGTGGTGCGCCGGCGAAAAAAGACAGGGCGGGTGCGCATCGTCAATGTGCCGCCGGAGGAGTTCCTGATCAGCCGACGCACCGTGGGCCTGGCGGATGCGGGCTTTATCGGCCACCGGGTGAAACATACGGCGTCGGAGCTCATCCAGATGGGCTACGACACAAAGCTCGTCGACGATCTGCCGGGTCATGACGCCGATGACTTCAACCAGGAGCGGATCGAGCGCTTCCGCGCCGAGGACGAGGCGCCCTATACAAACAAGTCGGCGCTCGATCCGGCGGCCCGCGAGATCTGGGTCACCGAGTGCTATATCCGCATGGATTTCGACGGCGACGGCATTACCGAGCTGCGCAAGATCACGGTCGCCGGCGATCCGGCAGCAAAGCTGCTGGACAACGAGGCGATCGACAGCCTGCCGTTCTGCTATTGGACGCCGGTGCCGCAGCCGCACAAGTTCCACGGGCTCTCGATCGCCGATCTGACGATGGATCTGCAGCTGACGCAATCGACCGTCCTGCGCCAGCTACTCGACAACATGTACCGGGTCAACAACGGCCGCTTCGCCATCTCCGACGGCGTCAATGTCGAGGACATGATGACCGTGCGTCCGGGCGGGCTGGTCCGGATGACCAAGCCAGGCGTGTCGCCCGAAGGCCAGATCATGCCGCTGGTCACGCCCAGCCTCGGCAGCTACGCCTACCCGCTGATCGAGTTCCTCGACAGCCGGCAGGAAACGCGCACCGGCGTCACCCGCTACAACCAGGGCCTGGATGCGAACTCGCTGAACCAAACGGCTTCCGGCATCAATGTCATTACCGGCTATGCCCAGTTGCGCCAGGAGCTGATCGCGCGCAATGCCGCGGAGATGCTGGTGGCCGGGATCTTCAAATCGATCCTCGAGCTCATCTGCAAGCACCAGCAGGAACCGCGCCTTGTCCAGCTCCGCAACCGGTGGGTCCCGATGAGCCCGCGGGAGTGGAACGACCAGATGAATGTCACGGTGACCGTCGGGATCGGTACCGGCAACAAGGACCAGCAGCTCGCGCATCTCATGTCGGTGCTGCAGATCCAGCAGCAGGCGATCGCCTACCAGGGCGGCGCCGACGGGCCGCTGGTGACGCTGGGCAATGTCTACAACACGGTGAGGCGGATCTGCGAGAACGCCGGCTTGAAAACAGCCGATCCCTATTTCACCGATCCGAAGGCCGCCCCGACCGGGGCGGCCCCGGCAGGGCCGGCAAGCGATGGGCCCCCGCCGCCCGACCCGCTGGTGCTCGCGGCGCAGGCAAAGGCCGCGGCCGAGCAGCAGCGGGTGGCGCAGGAGCCGGAGATCGAGCGCATGAAGGCGTTGCTCGATCAGCAGACTCGGCTTGCCGTCGCCGAAATCCAGGCAGCCAAGGACATCGAAGTCGCCCGGATCGGCCAGGGGCTCGACCTCTCGCAAACCGTGCAGCAGGCCGTCGCGAGCGCGCTCGCCGCGGCCATGGGGAATGGGGCTGTTGGGTACGGGAGCGGGGGGAATGAAAGCGGGGCGAATGGGAATGCGGGGAACGAGATGGGGGCGGGAGATGCATAACCGACCGGCGCCGATAGGGGCGCCGATTCGAATCATGGGTGGCCATGCGATTTTACCTATCGTTGCTCGGCGCGGTGGCGCTGTTCGTCTGCGGCCTGCTCTGGCAGTTCGCCGCGGATTTTCTCTGGCACGAGCTCGAGACGCTCGCCGCGGAAAGCGCCCCTGTCTGGGCCGCTGACATGCTGCACTGGGCAAAAGCCCATGGTCCCGCCATCGTCATCGGTGCGGCTGTGGTCCTGCTCCTTCGGCATTTCCTCGGCGAGCGCGTCATCGCCTATCTCTCGCCGCTGGAGATCGTCCATGAACCGGATTCCGAGACCGGCCAGCATGAGATCGTCCGGATCGGATTCACCGGCGAGGATTTGATCTCGATGGAGCAGATCCTGCGCGTGGGTATCCGCAACCGATCGCGCCGGACGATCCGCAATGTCGGGGCGACGCTCGCGGGCGATTGGGCGCCGATATTCGAGCCGCGGACGCTGCGCTTCCTGCGTACGGGCAAGAGCGCAGAGGACATCAACCCGCAGGCGACGGAACTGGTCGAGCTGCTCAGAATGCCGCGGCACGAGCCGACGGCGGAAATCCTCTCGCGCGGGTTCGATATCACGGTGACCGCGAGCGGCAACGATACGCGCACCGTATCGCGACGGTTCAGGATTCTGCCCGGCGGCCTGCCGGCGATCCGGCCGGCCGCCAGTCGGCACACCAGGAGGGTCTGACCGAACATGATCGACCCGCTTGCCGCCCGCCGCGCGCTCGATCGGGCAGCGCGGGCATGTGCGATCATGTCGGACGAGCTGGTCGCCGAGGTGTTCGCGACCCTCGAGGCGCGGCTGCATGGCGATTGGGCCGGCACGGGGCCGGCGGACAGCGCCGGCCGCGAACTCGCCTATCGGCAGCTCCGGGCGTTGCAGGATTTCAAGGCCGAATTCGCGCGCATGCTCAGCGACGGGCGCGTGGCGGAGCGCGACCTGGCGAATATGGGAAAGGGCCGATTGGTACAGGAATAGCGACCGGCATTGCGCGGTTGCTGCACCCCCCTTCCCGACCTTCCCCCGCCGAGGGGGAAGGTGCTTTCTATGGCGGACTCGAAAAGTGCTGCCATTGGCGTTTATTCGACCCTCACCCTCCCGTCGCTAACGCGACGGGTCCCTCCCTCTCCCGCTTCGAAGCGCGGGAGAGGGGATGCGGCGCGGCGGCGGGCGACGACGGAGTTCATTTTTGCTTCTTACAGGAGAATTCATGGACGGAACGGACAGCGGCGCCACGGTGGCGCTCAGCGGAACGAATGACGTCGAGCGCCTGCAGGCGATGCTCGAAGCGCCGCAGCCCGATCCCAGCAACACGGACGGCGCCGAGGCCGAGGCGCCGAACCCCGACGATCCGGGCCCCGAAGGGGACGCCGGCGACGGCCCTGCCGAGGAGCAGGTCACCGGGAAGAGGGACGGCGGCGAAGGCGACCCGGATCAGCCGGTCATCGCCGCGCCGAAGTCATGGCCAGCCGAGATGCGCCAACGCTTTGCGGAGCTTCCGCCCGACCTCCAACAAGTCATCGCGGATCGGGAGACCGAGCAGACGGCGGCGTTCAATCGGCAAGTGAACGAGGCTGCGGAGAGGCGCAAGGCCGCCGAGGCCGAGATCTCCGCGGCTTCGAATGAGCGGCAGCAGTATCTTGCGCAACTCTCGACCATGATCGACGGGCTCGCCTATCAGACGGCGGGCGAGTTCGCCGATATCAGGACCACGGCCGACCTCGAGACGTTGGCCGCGACCGACCCCCAGCGATATCTGCGCTGGCAGGCGAGGCGTGATGCCATCCAGACGGCACAGGGCGAACAGGCCCGGCTCCTGGAACGGCAGCATGCCGAGGACACGTCGAGACTCCGCGGCTATGCCGATGAGCAGCGCAGGCTGCTGGTCGGCAAGATCCCGGAGTTCGGCGATCCAAGGGCTGCCAGAACGTTGCAGGCGCAGATGAACGACTATCTGCGCGGCCATGGCTTCACGGACGAGGAGACGAGCGGCTGGTTCGACCACCGCTATGCCCTCGTGATCCGCGACGCCATGCTGTATCGCAAGGGCCAGCAGGCGGCGAAGACGGCGGCCGACAAGAAGGTCGCCGACAAGCCGAGGATGCTGCGCCCGGGGGTCGGATCCGACAGCAGGGGCGAGAGGTCGTCGCAGCAGAAGGCTGCCTTGACCCGCATCGCGCGGCACGGGACCACCGACCAGCAGGCCGAGGCCCTGGCGCGCCTTCTTGAAGGAAACTAGACCATGGCACGTCCGACGAACACCTTCTCGACCTTCGAGGCGATCGGCAACCGCGAGGACCTCAAGGACTTCATCGAGAATATCAGCCCCACCGATTGCCCCTTGACGAACGGCGTCGGGAAGGCGAAGGCGCAGAATGTCTATTTCGAATGGCAGACCGATGCGCTGGCCGCACCCAACACGTCCAATGCCCAGATCGAAGCCGACGACACGACGGT